GGATGCATACTTCCATCATAACGAGTGTAATCACATGCAAAACCAGAGTTTCCTACTTCTTTAAGATAATTAGCCAATTGAGTCCATTCTAAACTATAGGGATTAATTCCCACTGCAACTGGTACCTTAATTCGATTTCGCATAATACTAGCGCAAAAAGTCAAAGTTAATTGCCGCAATGGAATAGTAAAATCTACTGGAGCTATAGCAAAAATTCTTGTGGAGTTGTTCTGAACCTTTGTTAAATTTCTTGTTTCATCTTTCAATGTATCCAACCAAATACTTGCTATCCTCTCTCCTTTAGTGCCCAATGCCCATCGATCATTCAATCGTTGTCTCAATGTGGAGTCCACTACAAATCGACGATTATTATCAATAGAAAATAGTGCATCCTTTCCTTTCAATTTACTTATTGACACATCAGCGCGATAAGGCCAACCAGCAGATGATTGAAAATTTAAAGGATCACAAAACTCCATATTATTTATGCCATTAATAGCCTGATCTTCATTCAATACAAAGTGTTCATCATCCACGACTGGCTTAAATAATAATAAAAGTGTTTCCTTAACGTGTTTCAGAATATGCGGCTGTAGGGGCTGTGTTCTATTTGCATACTTAGCAACCCCGTTTAACAATGGTGATGTTCCATTTCCTCGTGGATCTCTAGGATGTAAAATAGCAGGCTCGGACTCATGTGGACCAGCTAGTTCAAATGCCAAACTTGGAATATACTTCGTCTTGTCACATAAATAATTGGAATAATCAAATTTACCTATTAGGGGCAAATCTATATTCCATTCAAATCCTTCGGCTTCAACAATATGCTTTTGAATAGGAGCAATTCCACATCCATCTATAAGTCCTTTAAATTTAGCAAGATTGCATTCCAACATTTCTCTAGTTACAAGCTTGCAAAAACCTATTGATTTATTTATGTCTCCTGCAATATGTATGCCTAAAATTTTTCCTCGCAGCATATTGTTGTAAGCCACAAAGGGTCCACCGCAATCTCCACGACCTGTAGGTATCTCATAAGCAATAACTTCTCCCAATTCTTGTTTAACGCCACTAGCATCGTATTTGATATCAGAGGTAATCAATTTGGCTTCAGGTGTATAAGTTATGCGCAAAGCCCCGTCTTTCTTTGTTAATAACGCTCCTGCAGTGTAAAATAACTTGTCGAGTTCATTCTCGCCTACAAACATTTGAGTTATTTTCTTAAATGTTCGAACTCTGGCTCCAAGACGATACAAAACGATATCTGATGGCTTTCCATCTTCCATGAACTCTACTAAGTTATTTTTATCAAACACGCATACAGGGTATTGCCAAGCACAGAAAACTTCAATTGAAGCTCCATGTATATATTCTCCCTTATGCATAAATAAATGACGTGGTGCCAAAATGACATTATCTATTATTGGTAAAGCATGCATACGAACACTTCTCTTCTCAGTTTCTGTATTGATTGTAGTTGTTACTTCAATTAATTGCTTTGTTAAAGAAGTGCAAATATCATCAGCAATTTTGTCTTCACACCCTTCGGCTTGTGGCTTGTGTTTAACAGCATTGATTACATCCTGAGGTGTTTGGAAGACTCGCCATTCTTTTTCTTCAGCATTCTCATAATACTTATTTGAATGGTAATTTCTCTTTTTCCGTCTACCAGAAAAAAACTCGCTGCTACCTTCTTGGTGTACATTTAAAATTGTACTATCCAATTTAGGCTTGCTAATTCGATTATTTGCATAATTTGATCTATGAACTTGGTTACTTTCCATGATTGGATTTTCATATTTACTTTCCTTGCAATTCCAATACCCATAGCGCGAATCAGTTTCTTGAGCTGATGATAATTCTTTATTGTCTCTAGGTTTACTATATTGTTGATACAAGGCAAACATAGCTCCAAGACCTGCACCCGCACCTAAAATCTTAAGTATCATATTGCGATAAACGCCCACGAAATTTCTCACTTTAAGCGCTTGATCTTTAAAATTAGTAATTAATGATGGTCGGATCGCCTCAAATCGTTCTACGTCTAATGGTTCAGCAACATTCTCAAATACATCTCCTTCAGCTTCGACTAAAAAATCAGTGAAT